GGTTCGAATCCAGTCGCCGCTACCAATTTTTATGGGCCATTAGCTCAATGGTAGAGCATCCGACTCTTAATCGGGGGGTTACAGGTTCGAGTCCTGTATGGCCCACCATCCACATCTTATCCGAACCTTTTCTTTACAGATAAGATATTCGGGTTGATGATCAGAATGGGCGATGCCTGAGAGGCTGCTGCGCACACACTTTTCGACGAAAAAATTAAAAAGCCCCCGGTGTCTCGAGGGCTTGGTTACCAGATGGTTTATTCCACGTGGATAATCTTATGGCTCTGTAAGAGCGGCTTTGGCCCGCTCGATTCTCTCTAACAGTGCATCCCTATGTTCTCGCAGCAGCCTGTTCTCCAATCGCAACTGCTCTATCTTCGTATCCGCCACAGGCTCCGGAGTTGCTAGCAGCCCCGTCAAGTAGTCTTTGACGATACTTTCTCCGTAACCTATACCAGCCCATTTACCCGACAAATCCTCAACGGTTTTTGCCGTCCCTGCGATGTATGGGAAATGTCTCGGATCGGGTGTACCGGGCAGCGGGTAGCCGGGCGCGCCCGCATATAGCGCCAGGTGGTCAAGGTGCGCTCTGACTCCCGTAAGATCGTCTGGGAACTTCGCATGGGCATTGACGTCGTAGTTGCCGCCGCCTTGAGTGGTTTTCAGCCCACACCAGTTATGCCATTGCGGTCCTGGTATCACGCCGCCAAATCGGCCAAAGGCCGTCTCCTTGGCGGCTTGGGCGTAAGCAACCTCGGGCCGCACTCCTCCGCGCATGGGCGCCTCCTGCCAGTAGAGCGGAGCCAGATTGACGAACGCGTCGGCAGCCTTGCGTGACATCGCCCATGCTTGGGCCTGCGCAACGGTCGCCTGCGCCTGGCCCAGTATCGGAGTTCCGGTTGCTGCGGACACGATCTCATCAAAAGGATAATGCCGGCCAGGGCAAAGAGTTGCGTTTAAGCCGCGGTGCCCTTTTATAGCCAGTCCCGGGTAACGGGTCAGTATGTCCTTGATGAGTGCAATAACAGCTTGTTTTTGCGGCGTAGGCATAGTCTCCTGTTCAAAGTCACCCTCAGCGCAAATGCCAATTGTGTGATCGTTGTGGCCGGCGCTGTGTGCGCCCACAACATCTTCAGGGCGGCCTCGGTATATACCGCCCAGCTTGCTAACAAAATAGTGGTAACCTATGCCAAGCCAACCGTTACCTAAGTGCCAGCGGTGCACGTCCTCCACCGTACAGCTCTTGGCTGCGGCATGATGAAGGACCAGGGTATCTGTTCGATTGCGTGGAGTAAACGAGCCTGTAAACTTTAGTCCTCGATCAATCACTTGTACCGGCATGGCCCTCACCCGCTTTCTGTTTCATCTGCTCAAGTGCCGCCTTCAAGAACTCCGGGATAGGCACTCCGCAGCGGCCTACGTTTTCGATGATCGACAGCGCTTCGTTGGCGAGATAGAACCAAATTGCCAGTGAACGGAACACTTCTTGACCTACGGCTTTATCGACCTGATATGCTACCGCCACGATTACGAACAGTAGAACCTTCTTTACTATGCCTCTTGCACCGAGTTCCGAGTTTAGGCCCTTCTCGTACCATGCGGCAGTGACTCCGGTTATGTAGTCTGTTACTACAAGTCCGACAAGCACTTTCAACATCAGGTCCCACCCCCCAAAAAACGCTGTAAAAAACGCGCCAACTGCTGCAACGGATAGTTTCAAATAGCCAATTGCCTTACTTGCATCCATCGGGTTATCCCCTTTCCAAATATTGTACGGATCAATAAACCACCTCTGTCGAGGTGGTAGCCTGTTTGCTCCCAAATCAAAAACCGCCCTTTGGCGGTCTGGGAGATGGTGTTTAGTCCTTATGATGCAGTTTAAGTCAAACGTAATACTAATACGGGTATTTTTCTTGTTGCATCAATACACTTATCATGTTTTCTTTTTCCATATTCTCACTTGTAAGCCTTGCAATTACTTCGTTCTGCTTTCGTATCACCTCTTCTTGCTTTTCAATGATTTCCAGCATATCGTAATATATCTTAGTTTTAATCTGCATAAGGCTCTCCTACAATTTGTTCATATTGTGCAATTGTAATTCGATTCATTTCGACCAAGAATTTATAAAGCCTTTTCTTAGCTTCTGTCATTAGCTTGCACCTCCAAGCAAAACTACCTCAGTTAAATCAGCTAATAGCTGTTTCAGCTCTTCATTTTCTTTTTTCAAAACCAGAATCTCCAACCCGGCTCCCGCAACACCTTCCATCACATAGTCGTTAAGTGTGTTTTGCGATAAAACCATCGCCTTTACTTCTTCGAATCTGGTCAACTGTTCCTCTGTGTATTCGATATGCTCAAACCTAACTATTTCCATGTCGTCCCATTTTTGCTCAAAGTCCAACCACCAATTGCGACCTTCGATAACAGGCTGCTCATACTCTGTGCCGTTTCTGGTATACACTACCTTCTCTTGCGCTAGTTTTAAACCTTCGCTATCCCTGTAAAGCATATAAAGCACCTTCCTTTTCGAGTTTCTTTACGTCTACCTTTAATACGCCTTTGTTGTTCATGTAAATATAATCATTCTTTTCAAGAAGCCGCTGAACAAAATTGTAGCTGCACCCGTGCCTGGCATGACCCAGCCAACTATTTAGGATTTGCTCTGCTTTTTCGGTCGTCATCCTGCCTTCAATGATTAAGCGCCTCCTTTTCTTAGCTTTCCTTTTGATCTTCTTCTTGGAGTCATTCCTAAGAAGTCTGTGTGTTGCATAGATCTTAAAGCCCACGGCGTTGACGCCTTGGTTGATTGGGAATATCTTTGTTTTGTTTTTGTTTGTATCTAGGTTTAATTTTCTTTTTATAAAGTCTGTCAAGAGACTTAAGATATCCCTGGCCTTTTGCTTGCTTTCGACTACAATCACTATATCGTCAGCATAACGGACATAGTATTTGAGACCTAATCGTCTCTTAGCATATTGGTCTACCTCATTCATGTAGATGTTAGCGCCAATCTGGCTAATAGTATTACCTAGTGGCAATCCCAAGGGGCCTATAGCATCTGCGCTATCTATGATTTTGTACAGCAGCCTAAGTGTTTTTTCGCACTTTATCTTTTTGGTGAGTAGCTTTTTCAAGATCCCTCTGTCTATGCTATAGAAAAACTTCCTAATATCGATTTTGATAATGTAGGCTGTGCCTCCATACTGCCACTTAGCTTTCCTAATGAAATGCTGTATTCTATCAACACACTTGTGGGTTCCCTTGTTGTCAATACAAGCATAGCTGTCATAGATAAAGATTGGGTAATACACTTGTTTTAATATGTTGTTAATCGCAATTTGCACTATCTTGTCTCTATAGTGCGGAGCGTCTACTATTCTTTCCTTTGGTTCGTATACTTTAAATCTGGTATACCCAGAAAACTCGTAAGTTTCATCTATAAGACTTTGCTTAAGCTGCATTAGATTGTAGGTTTCGTTTTTGTGAAATACCATGGCTTCAACGCCATATTTACTCTTGCCTTTTTGCGTTTGGCGGTAAGCTTTATACAGGTTTTCATCATCTACTATAGCGTCGAATAGAGTTTGCGACAATCCTGGTGTTCACCTCTTTGGTTACTAAGCATATTGTCATTGTTTATGTGTTTACACTTTTTACAGTGAAAGAATTAGGCTCTCTTGAATTATACTCAAGCCATGTTGTTAAAACCGTAATCTTAACAATCTAAAACTTAGTAAAACCAGGACAGGGCGCCAACCGTTGTTCGAATTCGTATTCCACGAGTTGTTCGCATTCAAGTAGGAAGCACCGTTGTTGCCACGAATGACACGCCTTTTTTCAGCCTAATCCTTAATAGGTTTATCTTTTATTAACTGACTTTATATAGCCAGATAATAACTTATTAATCTCAGTTAGCTCTGCATCTATTATTTTATAGAAATTGTTGCTGATGTACTTTCTCTCCTTAGACAGTTTCATCAACACTTTCAATACTTGTAAATGCCCATCGGCTTCTTGCAAGTAAACCAGCCGCTTGGATTTTACGCTGTTTCCTAGGCTGATATATTTCAATAACTCGAAGAAGTTTTCTTTTATATGCTGACAGAGAGCAAACTTCTCCGACTTGGGAAAGTTTACAAGCCTGGGGTATATAGTATATAAAAGTTCCTCTGTTTTTCTATACACCTTTAAATTTTCTACAGACAACATATATCACCCTTTACACGGGCTACGCCCTCGCCTTCGCTCGGGACTTCGCCCGCAGAAATTAGAGAGCAGCTATCCGAGTAATTCAAGAACAGGGCGCCAACCGCCGTACGAAGCCGAATCCCACGAGAAGCCCGCACCCAAGCAGGAAGCACCGTAGTTGCCACGAACGACACGCCTCCAGGTCGCGGAATCATCTCTGGTTTCTTGGCACCATGTATAGTTTCCTGAACCGAAAGTGTGATGTGTGATTAGGTCGGCATCGGTCAGATAGACTCCCCAGTCTTCTGTTGTTCCTGCATAAGCAGGGTAATTCCAGTTTTGTAGTTTCGCATGTTCGTGTAATGGCAAAATGATTGCATTCCATTCATTGTCAGGCCCGATACTGCCCCTATCAGCATTTGCATATGAGTCCACAGGGTCGCTGGCAGCTCCGTGTATGAGCCGAACCCGGTATTTTAATCCGTTTATAGTTACGACTTTGTTTTGTGTAACTGCATTCGCCTTGGGGTATATTCTACCTTTCTTATTCCCTGATTCGGTTACTAAGCTGCCACCGCTTAACACAATCTTAGTATCAGTTATAGAGGATACAGTGAACTCACCATTGTTTGCACTGTTGGCCCAGCCCTTCAAGACAACAGTATCTCCAACCGCTGCGACAGTGTCTGCGTAATCCATGCCTGAACTTTTGTCACCTTTGAAGTGTTCGGTTGTAGTATTTATGCTATTGTCCGTAGCGCTAATGCTTAGCTGAGTCCCAATTCTTCCGTTGGGTGGCAATGTCCCTTCATCATTACTGGCGTATACCGCTCCTGCTTCGTATATGGCATTCCATGTCGTTGAGTGCCTAATGGGCTTAACAGGTATAAAGCATATCCTACCTTTAAAAATATACTTAATCCAAGGCGTATCGCTAAATTGCAATGTTCCAGCGGATATGCCCACATCCAAGGCTATTTGGTCACCCGTGATTAAATCACTTGCGGGGACGAATCCAAAAAAGCCGGCATTTTTATCACCGGCCAAAAGGAACTTTCCTCCTGGGGCATTGCTATAGTCTTCTTGTACCCTTGTGTTTGCGATTTTCTCCAGGTGTTGGTTCATTAAATCAAACTGCTCTTTGGCCGGCAAGTTAAATATCTCTGCCATTATACAACCTCCTCACAGATAAATTGTGTGATGCCATCCTTGACCCGTAGACCGTATCTGTATATTTTATTATTGGTTACGTCTTTGATTAGGTGAGGCATGTTTTCCGCCTTATGTGCATCTATGGCCTCATCCTGAGACTTCTTGTCGGCATCAATCTTATCCCAGTTGTCATTAAGCATCGTCTCGATATTGAACGTATCATTACCATCAGCCACAGGGTCTTTTTTCAACAGCCCTAGGTTAGGCGTGTTTTCTGCCATCAGCGTTCACCTCCCGCAAATTTGCGCAGAGGAATCTGTTCTATCTCAGCCAACGTCATCACTCCATGAATGTCTCGGACAAGCAAGTACGCGAAGTAATACGCCACTCGCAAATGGGCCGGCGCAATGTTCTCTACCGCCTTTTTGGCATCGTCTATGTTAGGCGGAATACCAAGCACACTAGTAAACTGCACGTTGATACTGCCGTCAAACGTTACCTCTACTTGACCGTTCGTAAAAGCATCCACTGCTGTTTTGATTAGTAGTCTATCTACTTTTCCAGTACCGCGCCATTTGGACTTTATGACCGATCTTCGCTCACCCAAGGGTTTATTTAAATCCGTTTCTATTCCGAGTTCTTTTTCGTAGACCGTTAGTCCCCAAGTGGCTGTATCGATGTTGAGTTGTTTTTCGAGATCTACTATATCAACATTAAGCTTATTAAATTCAATCTGTTCAGCTTGTAGGATTTCTTGAAAAACTTTGGATTGTCTTTCGTAAGACGGTAATAAGTCGATTAGCTTACTCACTTATTACCACCTCGCCAAGCACAGCAACCTCGTCATCCGCTATGGCTATGTTAGCAGTCAAGCCATTGACGCTAAGGTTTTGATAGTCTATCACACCATCGCTGTCTAAGATTAGCGCCCCTATGCGTGCATAACTTACAGTGTCCTCCACAAACGCAATGCTCTTGAGATACTCAGCTATGCTATCTTCGATACTTGCTTTGACCTGCCCCAGCGTATGGCTTGCGTCCCGCGTGACTTTGGCGGTTACGTTGATATCTACACCTGTTGCCGACGCCACGGTACAAAAAGCACCGATAGGGGCCACACCGTCACCGGCACCGGTTGTGCCAGGGTCAATATGCTCTTGCACAGCAGCCACTAGCTCCGGGCCGGTCGGTTGTTTGTTGCTATCTATAATTACGACTTTGACTGTGTTATCACCGGCCCAAAGCGGGATTACTCTGGCGTCGCCTACACCTGTAACCTCTTTTGCCCAATTCAAGTAATGGTATCTGTTTCCTGATGTTGCAGGCGTTCTGATACGTTCGTAATACCGCTCTAACAGACTCTTGTCAGATTCAGCATCATAGCCATTCGTAACCGGCTCTGGATTAGTTACACTGATTAATCCGGGAATACTAACAGGGAAATATTTTATCGCTCTCGCGGGTACGTTGCCCACGCTTCCCGCCTGCTCGCATTCCACTAGCACCTGCATCTGCCCACTAGTGCCGATGGCCTTATTTTCTTGCGCAACAAAGACAACGGTATCAGACGCTACCAGATCGCCGGTCCTAATTACGGCCCCTTCCCGGCCTGTGATTGTGACCGTGGTGCTGGACTTGGTAGCGGGCTTACGAGTTAGTCCAGTTCGTTGATAGGCAAAAGCTGCAAGTTCTTCACCTTCCAAGTTCTCAATGTCGAGTTTGTCAGCAACGTACCCAAGGTCGATGTAGGCTTCCGCAAACTTAATGGCAGCTGGCGATATGGCATCGTACACCAAGCTGCCCTCGTTTTTGTTTATTTCAGTTGCAATACTGTCCAGCATCTCTTTCTTTATTTGTTCCTCTGTGTGCTCGCTATACACTGATCTCCACCTCCCCGTATGGGGTAACTGCCGTAAAATCAGTACACAGAATGTCTTTCTCTGCACTGACTGCCAAATTGCGTATATCGGTTACATAGTCCTCGAGCGTAGGCCAAATAGCTTCCTTGACTAGCCTCTCAGCCTCCGACTGGATGACCGCATTTGAGTATCTTTTACCCACCAGCGGCTCCAACTCATGGCCATAGTCCCAGCTATATATCAAGTGGCGGTACCGTGACGTCTGAAATATCTTCCATATCCATATTTTGACGGCTTCCTTACCCTCGACAATGTATATCCTGCCGTTTCTTGTCTTAAACTCGCATTTGTCAACATCCCAAGCCCATTCGCGCGCCACCGGTAACTCCGCAGCGGCGGGTTCCTCGGCCGCAGGCGGGTCTATAAAAGGAAACAGACTCATAATCTCACCACCTTGGCCAAGATGATATACGTCTGGCCATCTGTAGTTGGCATAACCGCAACTGTATCGCCAGATTTGAGTGTGTCAGTTAGCTGCATCGTTCCAGCCGGCACCCCGATTTTAGTCACGTCATGGGTATGGCTACCATGATCGCCAACTACAGTATCAGTTTCTTCGCTTTGGCTATCGGTCAGCGGCATTGTAATGTTACGCCGGTAGCCGGGCAACAGGTAATCGGCTATCAAAATGTTGTCCTTGTCGATCTGCAGATCGACCATTTTAATTATGATATTCGGCGGCGGAGAGACTATCTCTGCCAGTCGTATGCCTGGCGGATTTACACTCTTCCCCTGGCGCTGCATTGCCGACAGCAGCTCTACGTACGGGTCTTGCATCATAGCCCCTCCTTTGCATCCATCATGTTTTTAAAATTAAGTTCTAGGCTCATCATGTGCTGGCCATCCTCAAAAATGTGCTCATCGCTATCAATGTAAAACAGGCCGTTAAGCCCAGTATATGGCTCTTTCACCGTCACCGCTCGGCCTGTTATGCACTCAATATTTCCTATTCCTTGTACAGATGCGCGCTGATCCACGCCCCTAAGCATGTTTTTAGCGACCGTCTGCGGGTTCTTATCCGTTTCTTGCGTGTAAGCATCTTGCAGCACGCCATAGTGTTTGATCCAGTCAGCGTTTTCTACTACACCTATCTCATTTTGCTCATCATCGTATATCTTGACGCGGTTAACCATGCCCTCGATGCTTTCGCTATAGGCGCTTTCGCTAATTAAGACTGTGTCAGGGCCTACTTCGGATGCAAGTGTATACTTGGCAACCGTTTTGCCTTTCTGGATCACGCTTAGATTGCCGTCCCGCATAATCGATATATAGTTAATGCCACTAACCCTAGAAGCATGGTTATAGGCCGTCATGATGATGTCGTAAAGACTTTGACTGTCGGCTATGAAACTAACCGGTATTCCGGGATTAGCAAGTTCTCCGGTGGTAATCCCTACCTCTTGGCAAACCTTCTGCGTTATTTGTGCTGGCGTCATGTTCTTAAAATTGAATGTCATTTTGGATTTGAGAAGATATACCCCGCCATCATAGGCCGTTACCCGCATCTCGGTGCCGCTTGACGATTTCTCTTTAAAAAATACGTAACCACGAAATCGCTCAACCCCATCAGCAGTAAAGAACTTGACCATGTTGCCTAGACCAATGAATGGTCGTGGAAGAAAGCGGTCTGTCGGGGATACTGCGACGGCAAATTCTAGCCTGCGTGCCGCTTGCTTGTAATTACCAGTCCACGTCACACTAGTTACAAGCTGAGATATATTCCTTGACTCCGCTGGTGTATTGACTAGCATTGTAAACAACTTATATCACCAACTTTTGCCCGGGGTGAATAAGGTTTGGGTTCTTAATGCCGTTCTTGCTGGCTATCTGCTTGTAGTTGGCACCGTTGCCGGTAGCGCGTTTAGCGATAGCCCATAGAGTATCGCCAGCCTTCACCGTATAGGTGTCCGGTGTCGGCTTCGTTACCGGTCGTTGGGTCTCAGGTGGCGTGTAGCCCTTCTTTGTAAGCTGCTGAGTCGGGACTTTCAAAAACCGGTATTCCCGTAGCTCTAGAGTGAAATATACGTCGCCTGTACCGTCCCGCTCACCATACTCAAAACCCTCGATTCCTACTGCCATGTTTATGTCTGTGTCCGTGATAATCAATCTAATGGGCTGCCCAGTCTTGCGCCATCGCTCGATCATCTCGACGCATTCATAGGGTTTCGGAAAACCCCGGTACTGGCAAAAATGGTATTCCTGAGCAGGAAAAAAGCTAGAGAGCGTAATCTCTGCCAGCTTTCCCTCTCCTTTACCCAAGAGATTTATCTGCCCTGCTGTCTGCGCTGTCGTCACGGTTTTATTTATGTTTCCCTTTATCACTCCGAAGGCCGAAGGCGGAACCGGGAGTTGCAACTCTTCTTCTCGGTTGTTATAACTGAGCCAAAACTCCATATTATGCACCTCCAAATGCAACTTCAGCCTTAGTCAGCTTCTTGGCTAGTGCCGTAGCTATCTTGTCGATGTCGGCTTCCTCACGGACAATCAAGGTGTCGGCTAATTTTGCAATGTTGAAGTGTCTGGCGCCCTCGACCCGGCCTTGGACTCTGGCTAGTGCTAATGACTCATCATGCGGGTACACTCTGGAGCCGCGCGGGAGGTCGATAATCTCGCCGCCGCGCTCATGCACCTGTACGATGCCGCCACGCCAACCCATAGTGCCGGCGGCCAGTTTTGGAATCAACGGGATGTCAATGCCCTTGCCGCCAATTTTCGGCACCCACTTTGGCAATTTGATTTTGTTGAGCCCGCCTATGACACCATTGACCAAGCCTATTATCAAGTTCAGAGGCGCTTTTGCTAGCGCAACTAAACCGTCAAAGATGCCGCCGAAGATATCCTGTATGGCTTGCCATGCCAGCTCCCAATCGCCAGTAAACACTCCGACAATGAAATCCACAATACCACTAAACACCTGGAGCAAGGCGCCCACTACAGTGCCTATCGTCTCTGCGGCAACAATGAATACGTTAGAAATAGCACCCCAAATGCCTGTGAATACAGGCACCAATTGCCTGAAAACGAAAGATATAAATGTTGTTACACCCGCGAAGATGTTTCGAATATGACCCATCGCTGTAGCAATCGTCTCTTTCATGTTCGGAAAGGTCTTTTCTGTCCATGCAGTAATCTTATCCCAGTTTTTGTAGATTAGCAGCGCTGCAAGCGCAATGCCAGCTATGAGCAGTACAACCATGTTCCCAGGGCTCAACAGTGCGTTCATGATGCCGCCCATCTTTTTAGCCTTGCCAGCAAAGTCGGCGAATTTAAACATTACTCTAGACACGCCTTGTGTAAGCTTGCCGATGATTAACACGACCGGCCCGATTGCCGCGGCTATGCCAGCGAACTTTACTATCATCTCTCGCTGCTCCGGTGTCAGATTATTGATCATATCCGCAAACCTTGAGAATCCATCCGCAACCCGATCTATAATCGGCGCAAGGGTGTCTCCAAACTTTTGCGCCGATACCTGCATCTTTATCATAGATTGTTTAAAGCTAAAACCTGTGGCGTTTACGCCTTCTGTTTGTTCTCTAAAAGCTCGTTCCATAGCACCGGAGGAATCTTCGAGTTGCAACAGTTTCTCCCGGTATACGTCGCTTTGTTCGCCTGCCAGAGACAACGCCAATGTCTGCCCCTGGATAGAACCGATGTATTTTTGCAACGGCGTTCCGCTAGATTTGGCGGTTTTGACGATGGTCTCAAACGCCCCTATTAAGCCTTCTTTTTCGATCATAGCCTTGCCGTCAGCATAGCCTAGCTGTTGCATCAAGGTTGTCATTTCTTTGGTTGGCGCCATCAAGGCCTTCAGCGCACCGCGATACTGGGTGCTTACCTCGCTCGCATTGCCTGTTACTCCGGTCGCTGTCGCATAGACGGCGAAGAGTTCCTCTTGCGCAATGCCTAGCTCGTTTGTTAGGGGCACTACCGCGCCAATCGATGCAGCCATGTCAGGAAACGAGGTCTGGCCGAGTCGTAAGGTCTCAAACGCCAAGTCCATAACCTTCCGATTCGCTTCCGCTGAAGTATCACCAAAACCCTTCATAACTGCGCTAGAGAGGTTGAGCGCGTCGTTTGTAGTGGCCATCCCTGCCTGTGCGGCCTTGGCGTTAATCGCCACCTTATCCATCGTGTCTTCTGCGTCGCCATATGCACTGATTACGGCGTATGTCCCGTCTGCAATCTCAGCAGTGCTTTTCGCCGTCTCCACCGCTATGTCCTGGATGTCTCCCTTAAGCTTTTGCAGTCTCTCGCGCTGGCCCGGAATCATGGTAGCAATGCTCGCCATACTCTCATTAAAATCCATACCCATCTTGGCAGCCGCAACGCCGGCTCCAATCACCGGCACAGTAATGCCTTTGGTCATGCTCGAGCCTAACTTGGTTAGTTCTCTTCCGGTTCTGTTAATATCCTTCGCCATATTTCTGGTGGTCCGCTGAAAATTACCCATATTGTTTTCAACGGTTTGGAGCGTCGCGGAGAAATCATCTTTTAATTGGATAACCGCGTCTATTATATGCGCCATGTCCTCACCTGCCTTTTGGGTACAAGAAAAGCACTCCCGCCGGAGGGAGTGCTTTGCGCTATTTATCTATATTATCTATCTATCTAGTTTTTGGCTGATGTCGTTCAGGAGTTTTATTATTAGCCAGTTCTGTTCTGTTAGGGCCATCATTATCTCGGTTTGCGCTACCTCGGCTTCAGAGCCTCGTGTTGAGTACATTGTTACAGATTCTAAACCGTCTTGGATTAGGCCAACAAACCTCTTGTCGTCCTCAGTTAACTCCTCCAGATTTCTGGTTTTCAGGAATTCGCTCAGCAGATTTGCTTCATGTTCTTGCCTTTCCCTCTGCCGCTCTTCCCTGCTCTTAAATATCGCCATGGATAAACCTCCCTCTCTCTCCTTTTGCTGCTATTGTACCATAAAGGGGGCTTACCCAATATTGCTTAACGTATCGATGGCTTCTTTCCGCTCTTCCATTTCCTTTTCCATAAAAGCCCTGAGAACTATTTTCTCTCCGGGCTTTCTCGAGTAAAAATCCGACGGCATCATGCCTTTATAACGAAAAAGCAAGTACGCTAGTTGCGTCTCGCCGTCGGTGTCGATTAGTTTTTTACTTCATCCTTCTTCTTCCTATCGTATCCGTTTAGATTGCTTATCTCGCTATACAACTCGTCAATCTCGCCAGACAAGAGTAGTTTCTTAACCAACTCCTTAGGCGTTGGGGCCCCGAAGTGCTGCATTACATCGTTGTTCTTGAACACATCAGGGCAGCCCTCGATAATAGATAAGACTTTTTGGTTATACATCCTAATCTTTTCTATGCCCCCCTCGCCTAGCTCCAGAGACTCCTCCTGCAACTCCGCCACAAACTCAGGGTCAATGGCCCTGCACCGAAAAACGAATTCCTCGCCATTCATCTTACCCAGGTTCATGATTACATCTCTCTCGGGCATCTTAAGTTTGCCCGCATCCATCTTTAGTAGTTTTTCAACTGTATTCATAAGGCACCTCCTACCTAATTTCGTCTAGAAATTGCCACTCAGTAAATGTGAAGGGGACAGTCCTCTCACCTATTTTGGCTGCCTCCCAATCCGCAAGTGTTAAGCTGGCCAAAACAGCGTCTTTAATCAGAACTCGCTCGTATCCTAGTGCATCCGGATCAGCCAGATTAGAAATTATTGAAACCTCCGTTTGTTTGCCATTCTGAAGGTCCTCTGAGATCCGGGCCATCATGCGAGAAGTAGCGTGGTAGAACTCCACCTCGCCTTTTCCTTCATAGCCAATCATCTTTTTGTATTTGCCTAACTTTCGAGGCAGCTTGATATCCTCGAACTCCCCTTCTACGGTCGCACTAAACTTCTTGACCTCAGCCAAGTAGTCACCGTCAAGCCAAACCTCGCCAAAGGTTCCATTTATAACGTTTTCAGGCTTCATTTTTCTACCAGCCTCCTCACATATCTACGCTGACAACAAAGTCTTCCATCGCGTCAACGAATTTCAGATTAGTTGCAATAAACACCTTGTCTTTGGTATTTGCCATCTTTATCTCTTGCTCATCCATGTCATCTACTGGTTCGCCGAGGCCTTTCAGAAAAGCTGTCTGCCGCTCAAGGTCAATGCCTACCCGGTTATAATCAGGAGACGATCCGTCCAACAAGCCCTCAAGCTCCCACTCGTCGTTGTATGCCTGAATAGCAGCAATCAAGAGCATCTTGTTGTCATACGTGTTGGGTCGCTTGCCTAAATAACTGTCGGCTATAGTCCGCTTAACATCGTCTTTCCAAAGGTCCATCTTGTCGACTATGAGGATCTTCTTCCAGTCCTCGCCTTTGTCGGCCGTAACAGTCGTAAGCGAGTTTACGCCCCGGGCAATCTTCACTTTCTCGCCATCGTGCATAAGCACCAGCTTGCCAGCATCGATGGCAGCGTCAAATTCCTCTGTCGTGAGATGCGGCACATCGTCAACCTCAGGCAACACCTGGTAGGTCAGAGACATCGTAAGTGGACAGCCAGCTGCCATCCCCGCAATCCTAGCGCAATATTCCGCTGCTGTATATGTTCTGTCACCCGCCTTAATGTCGTCGGTCGCAAAGTTAATTACGCCCTCATGATCCGCGTCGCAGTTAGGTAGTACGGCTTTGACGCCCATATCCTTGTTGTCGCGCAAGCCTTTAACCCAAGTAGCTATCATGTCACCGTCGAGGTCACTAATGCCTGGCACCGCTAAGTAGTCCCAAAGTACGGTCTCCAGATAAGTCATGGCTTCCGTATAGTCCACCGGGTCCATCTCCGTCCCCTGAGCGACGATATAAGCAACAACCTTCCGTGGGGGGTTTACGCCGCCCTTAAAAGCCAGCAGGATTTGTTCTTTGTTGGCATTTGTTAGGTTCTCCGGGATCTCGTTCACTCCATACATAACAATTGGATTCTCAAGGGGTATTGTGTCTTGCAGCACTAGCGCAACGGTTCCGCGCTCGCCGCGCTTAATTGCGCTTGCCGCAAGGCTCTTGAAAATTATCTCAATCTTGGGAAGCCCCATATTTTATTCCTCCTTACTCAAAATCAGCTCTGTCATTGTCTCGTAACCCGCCAGGTCTTTCTCGATACCCGCTAGGTAGTTCAGATCAAACTTAAACTGCAACACGCCATCCGCTTCATCGGAACGTATATGTTGCAAGTGTAGATACCTGCCATTAACTTTTAACGATTTCCCAAAGGCTTCTTTTAGTGCGTCGTGCATCTTCAAATTCTCAAGCTGTGTCTGCTTTTCCGAAAAGTAGTTTATGGCAATCATTAATTTGTTTGATGCGTAGTTGGTTGTGTCGTAGTCAAAGGTGATCGGGAACAGCTGAACGAAAAAACAAGGCCTCTCAAAACCTTCCTTTATCTCATCTGCATATCGTTCGTGGTCTGGAAAATTGGTTTTCAGCACATCATTAATGGCTCGCTTTAGGTCTGTTAGCTTTACCATTGCATCACCGCCTACAGCAGCTCTTTATATAGCTCGTCAAGCCACTTGTCCAAGTCCTCAGCTATTTCTTCTTCGTTCTCTTTAACCGTTCGCTCGAGATAAAACTTGCCTTCCGTCCAGCCTATCTCCTGGCCGGTGCGTGACACCTTCCGGTGCCCGCGCTCTACAAGGTGGAAATGAGGCGCTTTATTCGTAATGCCCTTTTGGTAGCCACCAGCGATCTTCTCTACCGGCAAGGCCATGTAGCCTTTGCGCAGGTTGCCGCTTACCTTCGGAGTATTGGCGCGGGCCCGCTTGACGAATTCCTTACCTGTATCGTCCAGCTTGTCCATTATCCGGTCTGGCGCTTTTCTTTTGATTAGTCCGAGCTTCTCCCGGAACCCTTCAGCGCCCTCTAATCTGAACTCAGCCACTGGCTACCACCTTTTCTTTGGGGCACGAAGCAACAGTGACTACTACCTCGCCTATAGTTGCCTCGACTTTGACTCGCCCCTTTTTGCCCGCCATTGCACTTTCTATGCTTTTCAGGCCCTGTGTAAATCCTTCCATAATTGTTGGCATATCATTTATTGTAGTTTCTATGTCAAAATCAAGCGTCAACTTAAACGCTACAGATATGTCCCCGATTTCCACGGCCATCCTTCCCATTTATGCCACCTCCACTGCGCTAATTTCCAGATACTCGTTTCGCTCCTCCGGATTTATGGGAGGGCCCTCGATCTCAAAAATGCGCCCCTTAAACTCTATTTTCATGTCAGGAGTAACATCTGGAAGGTATCGGATTATGATTTTATGCGTTGCTTTGGATTCTATTTTGCGAGCCTCATAGTGCTCCCAGCCTTTCAACGGCTCAACAGATGCCCAAACAGTTTTCCAGGGCTCCTCGACGAGGACGGTGTCGCCGACCTCGTCCTCGTCTTTCACAAGATGCATGAAAGTAATTCTATGTCTTAATCTGCCAGGGTTCATAGCGACACCTCCTCCGTCGGTTCATAGCAGTATTGCAACTGCGCCAAGATACTCTGCAACGTGTAGCGCACAGCTTCGCTCGCTTTGCCAACCAATTCCCGATTTTCGTACCAATCAGTGACAAGCACCATACAAAATAGCTTAGCCAGCTCGTTGGTGCTATCGAAGGTAACGCCGGTAGCGTTGTAGAGGTACTGCTCGGCTGCATTAATTAGCGCGTGTAACAGCGCGTCCTCTTCTGTTACTTCTGGCTCAATACGGCACCACAGCTTGGCCTCATCAATTGTAATAATCATCTAATCACTCCCCTGTGGGGAAAGGCGAGAAACCCGCCCCTTACGCACCTGAAGAAATTGTGATTTGACCATATACCGCTGCTTCACTATCCCACTTTACACAGTCATCTCTTGTGATGATCCTAAGCTCGGTAGCGTCACGGCGCCAGGCATCTCCGCCAGTAGTAGTAGAAGCCAATTCGTATACCCCACGAGTAAACAGCACCATTAGTTCCTTGAAGTTGCCGACAATAAACGGTGCCTTAACCGTGGTGGTCCCGGTGGAAGGCAATACCCTATTTGATACAACCACGATAGGCCTGCCTTTGAATAACTTTTTGCCAGGCTGGGTAATGTCATCTTGCAATAGAGGTCTGTTGTTGGCATCTTCCTGCTCGTCCAGCCACTGGAACCCATCTTGGTTGGTTATAATCTTGCTGGATAGACTAATAGCAGGGTCTAAATCTACGTTAAGCACCTTTTTGATAGCCTTGATGTCTGCAAGATCCTTCTTGGTTAGACTGTTTAACACCGCCAAAATTAAGCTGTTTTTAGTTGCTACGTGCTTTTTAGCAATCCAGTTTTCTACATATCCTAAAATATTTTGGTCAGTGTCTTTTAAGAGCTCATTGGTAAGTGGCAAAAACCCTGCACGTTTCACTAGATTATAGGCTATTGGAGTAAATTTGGGATTATCCGTTTCTTCAATTTCTCCGTATTCGTCAACGACTGCAAAAGGAACCATATCTTCGTCGCTTTCTAATACTCTGGAGCCGGATAAGGTGTTGACTATCTCTACTCGGATATGTTGGGACAAGTCGTTTAGGGTCCTCATCAATTCATTAATACGGGTTTGAGTGTCCTGAGGAACAATAATACCGACATCTCCATCAACATCAGTGACCCCGCCCTCGTGCATGGCTGCCTGATACTCACCAATAATACTTGCATCATCTGAAGTGATCCGTTGCCGGCGCAAGCCCTTCATGAAAACCCGCTTGTATTCAGCTTCCAGCTCGGCATCAGTTCGATCTGCTCTAGCTGCAGGAGCTACCGGGCTGCCATCTGGTAGATCGCCTTCCAAAGCAGTCAGTTGCTTTTCCAAATCAATTTTCTTCTGCAACGCCTTGACGTCTTCCATCTTCTTCTCAGCTTCGGCTACCTTGTCCTCGCCTAAGAGGGCCCGGACTTCACCTTTCGTAGTTTCCAACTGAGCGTATAATTCTCTAAGTTTCTTATTCATGGTTATTTGACTCCCTTCTAAATAAAATCAGAGCTATAGCAGCTCTAGTTCGATCGCCAGTTTTCTTTTTCGTAACTCTTCATCTTCCACCCCTTTTGTCCTTGGCTCCCGGAGTTTCTTCGGAGCGTTTTTGTATCGGGCAAAGTATTTTTCGTCTAGGCTGGCTGCTACCTCCTTCGCTTCCTCGATTTCGTCACAAAAGCCGTATTCTTTGCAGTCCTCGGCACTAAGCCAGGTCTCGGCGTCTAGCAACTCTACGATCTCTTCTTTCATAAGAGCCGACCGGTTCTCGTAGGCCACGATCATGCTATCCCTGATCTTGTCCATATCATCAGCTATTTTTCTAAATTCTTCGGCGTTGCCAACGGCTATAGTCCAAGGATTGTGCACCATCATCATGGCATTCTCGGGCATAATTACCTTATCACCGGCCATAACAATGAGCGATGCAATACTAGCTGCAATGCCGTCGACGTAAACATTTACTTTCGCTTTATGCCTCTTGAGTATGCTGTAAATCGCTTGGCCAGCGAAAACGTCCCCGCCCGGGGAATTGATAAACACGTTAAGTGTTTCAATATCCCCTAGAGCATCTAGATCCTCTTTGAACTGCTTCGGTGTAACCTCGTCGCCCCACCAGGTGGAGCTTGCGATCTCGCCATATAGCAAAAGCTCACTGGTTTTCTCGTCCTTGGCCTTGAAACTCCAAAACTTCTTAATCCCCACCACCACCCTTCTTGTCTCTGTACGCTGCCCCCGCATCCTCGATCGGTACCACGTTACCATTGACTAACAACTGATCCCCGCCTTCTGCCGGCGGTAGCTCTTCCCAGGCCCGGACTTCGTTGGGCGTTAAGAAGCCGGCACTAATGCCAGTCCGGTACGCTTCGTAACGGGTCTTTATGTCAGCTCTAGTCAGGGCGTCGACCGTAAACTTACAATAGTAGCCTTCTTGCAGCTCTGAATCCATGAGAAGTTTATATGTTAGTTCCTGTTCGTAAGATGTCAGTATGGCCATCAGCGTATCAATATAAAACTGCCGCTGTTGTTCGCTGATGTTGGTGTGGGTAGCTCGCTCCAAATCGTTCAGCTGGTGCATTTTCACACCAAAGGCGGCCGCTATCTGCCTGATGGTAAGCTGTGTGTTCTCTAGAAATTGAGCATCGGTTAGGGTCAACGAGATCGGCTCAAACTTATACCCAATCGGCAATAAACTGATTCTATGGGCGTTTTTTAGACCACTTGACATCTGCTCAAACTTATCTCGAAAGGCCTTTTCTGCTTCGGGATTGAGGTCGCCTACATACTGCACGATGCCCTTAGTTTGAAGGCCCTGCTTGAAGAAGTTGTTGATATATGTTGTGCCGGATGCAGCGTTTTCGATTGTCAGTTTTAATACGTCGAGTGGCGCCACGCCTACCAGTCCGTCGGTAGTAAGTCCCTTGAAGTGTAATATTTCTTCCGGCTGTAGCTTTCGCTCTTCGCCGTTTATGTGCACCACATACCACATACGGTTTTTAGAATCAAAAAGGCCTTTGTCATCGATGTAAACCGTCACTTTTGCGGAATCGAGTGGCCATAATGCCTTGATCTTGCCCTTGTCTGGTCCTCGTTTTATAAACTCAATATTAACATAGGCGTTGCCATACAGGTTGCGCTGCACTTCTACGCACCGGAAGAAGTCGCTGCTGCTCATGTAGGGATTGGGGCGATATTTCAGTAAACTGTATAAGTAGTGTTCAGTGGCCTTCTTGGTCCCACCGTCCTCTTTGTAAACCTTAAGTGGCAGCTTAGCGATAGCCTCGCTAAGGATCCTGATGCAGGCGTATACCGTGGCTTCTTTTAACCCATTCTTGCCCCGAATATTAACCTCCTCGACGTTAATACCTAGTAGCTCTAACAGAGCTGGATCGTTCGCCCCTAGACTGATTGCTTCGCTGCGTATACTGCGTCTGAATATCAACTAATCACCCCCTCCGCCTGGGAGGATACTTCGCAAACCAACACCCCAAGCCAAACAGGACAACCCCCAGCACGTAAAAGCCGGCCAACGCACACCAAGTAAAAGTGGCCCCCACTATGCAGACGAGGCCGCTAAAGATTAAAACGTCTTCGATATAATCAAACAGGAATTTCTTGATGCGATCACCTCCATAGTTTGTCGAGAAAATCCGGGTCGGCATATCGGTTGATATCTATGCCGTTTTGAACGTCCATCACCATGGCCCGAACGTGGGCGTTAATGACGGATGCTATTGGATCGATGCGCTCTGTAGACTTCGCCTTATCCAACATAATGTTTTCATTAGGGTCCATCTTTGTAACTGCATTACTAATAGCCCAGGTTAAAACGGGGTTATTGTCATGTAGCACGTTGCCCGAATAGACTTGATCACGAAAATCTTTTGTAGGTCCGCCAAGCGTCTTAACGCCCTGGCGTATCTCTACCGCCACATAACCTTCGTCCGTCATATCGTTCATAAATTGCGTAGCGTTCCAGGGATCACAGCATAATTCTTTTACTGTGCAATTGTGCTCATTTTCAAACTCTTTTATGTGTGCTTTTATAAAGTCATAGTCAACTACAGCGCCAGGTGTAGCAGTTATCCATCTCTGTTTAGCCCACAAATCGTAAGGTACTTTATCTGTCCTCATCTTTCGTTGTAATGTATCCTCAGGCATAAAAGAGTGCCCCAGGATAACGTATTTGTCGTCTGTTTTAAACTCAAAGGCAACTGAACATAGGTCAATCTTCGCTGCAAGATCGACACCAACTATACACTCTTTACCTTCAAGGATTGAATAGTCAAAATCATCCCGGCCGCACAGCTTCCATTTAGTCATGTCCATATATCCTTGTTCCCGTTGGTTCACCCAAACATTCATCGTTTTTGTGAGAAAGTCTCTCATTTTTGCCGGTTTGTCTAAAGCCACTTGGAGCTCAGCGCGAATCGCTGTAAGCCCTTCCTGGGTTTTAGCTAATATCGGATTAGCTTTTAACCAGCAAGATTCATCTCTTATGTCGTCTATGAGATTGCCTTCCTTGTCCTTATCCAGTTCGTTTACCATGGCAAAATACCTATCGTTTTCGATAGGTATATCCGGATTTAAGATCTTAGATATATAGTCATATTCGTCTCGATAACATGGATTACTCAAATCAAAACCGGCAGTGGTTATGATAATCAAAAGCGGCTGAACCCTGTTTTTCATACCGGAAGTAAGCAAGTCATAATACTCATCCGTTTCATGTGCATGGTACTCATCTAAAATGCCGCATTGAGGGTTTCCACCATCGCCTTTTTTTCTATCTTCTTGGCTCAAACGCGAAAAAGTTGAGTTGCTTTTTAAGTGCCGGATCACGCCATAGGAAGTCTTGAACTTATCGGCTAGATCCTCGCACCGGCGGTAAATTGCATCTGCCTCTTCCCAAACGTACTTAGTCTGGTCGCGCTTGGTAGCTGCCACGTACACTTCAGCGCTTGGCTCCCCCATAGCTGACATCTCATAAAGACCGACGATGGCAAGATCCTGAGATTTAGCGTTCTTCCTGCCTACTTGCCAATATGCCTGTCTAAACCTGCGATAACCTGTGTCTGCATACACCCAGCCATAAATATTGCCGAACACAAACTTTTCTATGGGCTCAGGTATTTTGCGAGTGCCTGCTAGCGGACCTTTCGTGTGCTTAAACAACATCATCCAGTTCAAGAAGTGCAGAGCCTTTACTTCATTAAAAATGTAAGGGAAATCATCTGTGCCTTGCTTGCCTAAGTCTCTTAAAAACCGTTGACAGGCCCACTTGTGTTTTTGGCAAGCAACTATTCTACCTTCTAGCACTGCCTCACTATATCCAACTAATTCATCCAGGATCGGATAATCTAAGGGGTAAGGATCATACATTGCCAAACATCCGATCGAACGGAGCTTCCTCCTTTGGTTCTTCTTTCTTCGGCACTACCAACTTACACCTGGAAGATATCGTGAGGCCAAGATCACTTGCGGCCTGCCTAGCCATTCTAAACAACTTCTCTTGGTGCAGAATCAGATCCCGAAACGCGGGATTTTCTACTCCGACACGGAGTATTCGTTTAGAAACCCGCTGGTAGTTATATTCAGACATGACAAACCGAGCTAATGCCTCGCAATCCAGGTTAGACATAATCCCAATATCCATCATTTCTTGAGCTAATCGGTCAAATTCTTTTTTGAGCTTATCCGGCAAGTAAGAAGGTGCTTCAATGTTGTCGGCAGGCGCCTTGACCTCTTGCGCCCTCCTCTCGGCAATCTCTTTTTTAGTTAAGTTCTTTTTTCCTTTGACTAAAAGTAAATCAACTGGTTGTCTCGGTCTTGCCACCTTCTCACCTCCTAGAAATATTCATTTAGGGGATTTTGTACACGGAAGCCTGGGCGCGTGGTCATAGATGCCTTCTTTTAAAATTATTGACCACCCCCTACCCCCTCATAGTGCCCTGTATGCCGCTGACTATGC